AGTCGGTCATGAATTTCAGTGACACTTCTGCCGCGTCGGCTCAGATCGTCGACGTTAACGGGTCGAGTCTCTTGTCTGAAGGCATGGTCGTCTATTCCCAGCAGGAAGAGCGTCTGTTTGTTCGCAATGGTTCTGGGTCATGGGATCGCGTGGGGACGAAAGACGAGATTGATGCTCAGGAGGCTCGTTCTGGCCAGATTCTGGTTTACATGGAAGTCATTAACTGATCGACTTCAGACTGGTATAATGTATAAGACGTAACCGACTCCTCCAAAGGGGATTCCTATGAACGCCACTTTCATCAAAGATGCTGCCGAGCGCGCTGCCAAAACCTTCATTCAGGCCTATCTGGGTGTCTGGATGGCGACGGGCGCCGATTTTGACGGCCTCGCTTCCGGAGACAACCTCAAGGCGGGTGTTGTCGCTGTTGCCCTTTCGATCGCCATGAGCATGGGCCTCAAGAACGTTGGCCCGAATAAGGGTTCTGCTTCCGCAGTCTGATTGGCAAATCTTTGCCCGGTTTAACCGGGTCTCTGATCTACAATTGAGTAGGTTTAGGGAGAAGAGGCGCCAATGATCGCAGGCACTTACAACATTACATGCGAGCAGGGCGCGTCCTTTCTTCGCGTCATCAGGCTAAAAAGCCCTGATCCGACTGACCCCACGGGTGAAACCTACGTCGATTACGACCTAGAGAACTACACGGCACGCCTACAGGTGCGTAGAACCGTGTCATCTGACTCGTTCCAGATCGAATTAACCACGGAAAATGGTGGGATTGTTCTGGAGAACGGCGGGCAAAAGGGTGAAATCCGTTTGATTATGACGGACGAACAGACGGCTGCCCTGACCAGCGACGGGGTTTATGACCTCGAAATCGAGTCAGCCGGCGGTTTCGTGAGCCGTGTCGTCGAAGGGACATTCACTCTGAAGTTGGAGGTGACGCGGTGAGCGAGGCTGTCCCCAATCAGGTATACGTGTATCAGGATTCTCCTAATTCCGTTACGGTAGAAGAAGATGCGCCTACGATTATCGAGGTTCGCACCGGAATTTCGTCTGGGAATACGCGACGCCACGTTCATGTCCAGTCATCTCCTGAAAATTCGTGGATTGTCAACCATACGCTTGGTGGGAAACCTTCGGTAATGGTGGTTGATTCTGCAGATACAATCATCGTCGGTGATGTAACATATATAAGCAACACGGAAATTCGCATCGACTTCACATCAGCGTTTTCCGGCTCAGTATATCTCACGTGAGGCGGGTCCTAGATGGCAACGAAATTCGTCACAAATCTTGATCTAAACGAGAATCAGGTTCTGAACGGACGTTTTGAGTCCCTCGCATCAGACCCGACGACGAACAACTTTGATGGTCGCCTGATCTACAACACGACCGAAGGCACCATCAAGGTTTACGACGCAGATACCTCAACGTGGCGCAAAGCGCTCCACGCCCTCTCGTCGAACACCACCGCACTCACTATCAGTGAGTCTGCGGGTTCCGTCACCTTCTCCATCGCTGACTCTGTCGCGTCGGGCGCTTCCGGGTTGCTTACCGGATCCGATAAGCAGAAACTCGATGACGCCGCATACGTCAACACCGGCTCCGTTCTCGCTATCCGTGACGCCAACGGCCGTCTGCAGGTTTCAGCGCCAGTCAACGATCTTGATGCCGCCAACAAAGCATACGTTGACGCTGCCCGTACCGGACTCGACGTCAAAGCCTCAGTGCGCGCAGCGACCACCGGAGCACTTAGCATCACCACTGACCTCGAACCCGGAGACACCGTCGACGGAGTCACACTTGCTCAAGGCGACCGTGTTCTCGTAAAAGATCAGGCTTCCGGTGCAGAAAACGGCATTTATGTCGTTCAGGCATCTGGCGCCGCTGTTCGCGCTGATGATGCTGACAGCACCGCTGAGGTTTCCCCGGGCATGTTCACCTTCGTTGAGGAAGGAACGATCAACGCTGACGCTGGCTGGGTTCTGACGAACAACGGAACGATCACGGTCGGCACTACCGCCCTTGAGTTTGCCCTCTTCTCGGTTGCCGGAACGATCCTCGCTGGAGACGGCCTGTCGAAGACCGGCGATGTCATGGATGTCAATGTCGCGGCGACCGGTGGCATCCAGATCACCAGCGACAATCTCGAAATCAAGATCGACAGCAACTACAGCGGCTTGACCACGACTGGTGACGGTCTTGCGCTTCATAGCGATGTTGCTGGTACAGGCCTGACCTTCACTAACGGCGTTCTTTCGGTCGACACCATCGACCTGACCAGCGCTTCGGGTAACGGTGTTAGCGGCCTGCTTCCGATCTCCAATGGTGGTACCAACGCTTCTACGGCTGCGGGTGCTCGTGGCACCCTTGCTGAAACCTCAGCCACCGGGCTTACGACCAGCACCCCTGTTCTTGCGCGAGTTGCCGCGCAGTCGCTGGGTGATGGCACAAGCACTTCGTTTACTGTTCAGCACAACTTCGGAACGCGTGACGTAATCGTACAGATTTACGATTCAACGACGTATGACACGGTCATCGCTGATGTGGTGCGAACAAACACGAACTCGGTGACTGTTGCGTTCTCGACTGCTCCCGCCTCGGGTGCGTTCAAGGCTGTCGTCACCGGTTGATAATAACCGCCTTGAGGGGCGGTTCGACAATTTGACGATCAGTTGAGGCTGGTTCAGCATGACAAGATTTGTAGGGACGCCTGTAAAGGGCGTCGAATTCGCGAACTTAGGAGACGAAGCCGTCTCCGTCAGGGTCAATGGAGATTCTGTTGCGCGAGTCCGAATCGATGCTGGCGGCCGATTCACTTGGTCTGATGGCTCCCAAACCGGAGATGTCAACCTTTACCGGTCTGATGGAAGCACACTCAAGACCGACGACACGCTATTTGCTGCAAATGGCGTAATTACTCTTACCACTTCCGGTGCTCCGACAACGTCGCTCCCTGATGGTGCGATGGCAATCGATACGTCAACTGATCGTCTGTATTTGCGCAGCCAAGGTGCATGGGTCAAAGCAGGAAGTGCAAGCGTTGAACTCTCCGACTCCACACCGACAGGCGACATCGCTGACGGCGATATGTGGTTCGACACCGACGACGGCATTCTGTATGTCCGTAACAACAATCAGTGGGTAAGCGCTACGGGTGCAATCGACTTGAACTCGTTGTCCGACGTAGATGCCGCCAGCCCAACCGACGGACAGGTACTCCAGTACAACACTTCGACCGCCAAGTGGGAAGCAAGCACTTTTTATGCGCTTCCGGCGGGCGGCACGACAGGCCAAGTTCTCACGAAAAATGACAATACGGACTACAATTATTCATGGCAGGATGTGATTTCGGCTGACGGTGGTGCCCCAACCACTTGGCTCCGTGCTCATGTCTCAATCGATGCAGGCGGGGTTTAAATGAGCGCAAATGTCGTAATTCAGTTCAGGCGAGGAACAGCGAGCGAGTGGTCGACCGCTAACCCCACCCTTGCCGCTGGCGAACTCGCGATCGAGACAGATACCAACAAACTTAAGGTTGGTGACGGAAGCACGGCTTACAACAGTCTTACCTACGTCTCGACACTTGAGGCAGGCGTTCTTGGGGATATCAGCAACGTCACCCTCACCAGCGAAGCCGACGGCGATTTCCTTCGTTGGAACGGAACCGCGTGGATTAACGATGCGGTTAACCTCGGCACCGACTCTGTCGGCGACTATGTCCAGAACCTTGTTGCGGGAACCGGTGTAACGCTTGCTGATAATACGGGAGAAGGTGCAACGCCAACCGTTTCAATTGGCCAAAGTGTTGACACTAGCGCCGACGTAACCTTTAACACCGTTTCAGCGAACCTGAGCGGCAATGTCACTGGCGATGTGACCGGTGATCTGACCGGCAACGCGGACACGGCAACAAGCCTTGAAACCGCTCGCACAATTCAGGTTTCTGGTGATGTTGCCGGCTCTGCAACCTTTGACGGCACCGCAGACATCAACATCTCGACAACCGTTCAGCCCGACAGCGTCGCCCTCGGAACAGATACTACGGGTGATTACGTCGAAAGCATGTCTGCTGGAACTGGCGTCACCGTCACCGGTGGTACCGGTGAAGGCTCAACGCCCGTAATCGCCATTGCTCAGAGTGTTGCAACCACGGCAGATGTCACGTTCAACAGTGTTGAGACGACCGCTGACGTAATCATTGGCGGAGATCTAACGGTCAACGGAACCACGACAACGATCAATACGGCAACCCTCGAAGTTGAAGACAACATCGTCACCCTCAATTCCAACGTCACTGGCGCCCCAAGCACCGACGCTGGTATCGAGATCGAACGGGGAACTTCAACAAACGTTTTGCTCCGCTGGAATGAAACAAGCGACATTTGGGAATTCACCAACGACGGAACAACTTTCTACCCGCTGCCGACCGTCATTGACGATGTTTCTGACGTCAACGCCTCTGGTGCTTCAGATGGCGACATCCTCGTTTACGACGCGGCGAATTCCGTCTGGCAGCGAACCACTCCGGACCTGAGTCTTTCTACTGGCCGAAGCGATGTCACGATCACCTCGGCACAGGATGGCGACTATCTCCGTTGGAACGGCACTGCGTGGGTCAACGACCCAATCAACCTTGGAAGCGACACCGTTGGCGACTACGTCCAGAATCTGACTGCGGGAACAGGTGTCGCTCTGGTCGGGAACTCTGGCGAAGGAGCGACCCCGACAGTTTCTATCGGTCAGCCAGTTGGAACAGCAGATGACGTCCAGTTCGGCACCGTCACCGCCAACCTCACCGGTGACGTTACGGGCAATGCTGATACGGCCACAGCACTGGAAACTGCTCGCACGATCTCGCTCAGCGGTGATGTTGCTGGGTCTGTTTCCTTCGACGGAACTGGTGACGTTGACATCACCGCAACGGTTCAGGCAAACAGCGTTGCACTTGGTTCCGACACGACCGGTGATTACGTTCAAAACCTTGTTGCTGGCAATGGAGTTACTATTACCAACAACTCTGGTGAGGGCGCAACCCCGACCATCACTCTCGACTCGACCGCTAACGCGACCTTCGAAGACCTGACCGTCAACGGTCTACTTGATGCCTCACATATCCATGGCCAGTTGGCTGGTCCTGTCTATTTGCACGTCAAGAACACCAGCGGTTCAACGATCGCCAAGGGAACACCTGTCTACGCTACGGGTTCGGTTGGAGCGAGCGGCGCCACGGAAGTTGCTCCTTCTGATGCGGCAACAGCGGGAACGATGCCCGCACTGGGTATGACAACCGCAGAACTCGCGAACAATGGCGAGGGTCATGCCGTAATTCTTGGTGTCATCGACAACATGAACACCAACTCGTACACGGTTAACACGGTTCTGTATGTTGCCGATGGTGGAGGACTAACCTCGACACGCCCGACCGGTGAGGACGACAAGATTCAGGCTATTGGTCGCGTCATTCGACAGGACCAGTCCACGGGAGAAATCCTGATCCTTGGCGCGGGTCGCGCCAACGACACTCCAAACCACCTCGACACCGACTACATCGATTGGGATGTTTCGTCGTACACGCCTACGTCGAAGCCGACCCACGCGGAAAGCCGCGTTTGGTACGACTCAGCAAACGACGCTCTCCGCATGGACACCAGCCAGACCGGTGTCGATATTGCGCTCGGTCAGGAGCGCGCCCTGTACGTATACAACAACTCAGGGGCCAGCATTCCCGCCGGGTCGGTTGTTTACTACACCGGGGAAAATTCTGCCATTCCAACCATCTCCCTCGCTGATGCGAGCGATCCTGACAAAATCAACGTTGCCGGCGTAACCAAGGGGACCATCGCAAACGGCGCCCATGGTTTCATCATCATCGACGGAATTCTTCTCGGTATCGACCTCTCGTCGTACTCCGTTGGCGATCGACTCCACTTGTCGGCTGCAACTCCGGGTGGACTAACAACCAACCCGCCGACCTACCCGAACTACGCGGTCGAAATCGCAGAAGTCCTTCTCGCCTCGAACCCGGGCTGCTATCGGGTCAACATCGTTTCGGAAGTTTTCGACGATATCCGCGTTCGGGAAGATGCCCGAATTGACGGAAACCTGACTGTTGCTGGAAACCTCAGCATTCTCGGAACACAGTCAACCGTTTCGGTCAACAACCTTGCTGTCGATGACTCGTGGATCTACCTCAACGGCGGCAACACGATTGAGACCACCTCATTCTCTGGTTCGGGCCTCAACGACGGAACGCTTGTTGGTCACTTCACCGGAACATCCAGCACCACCTACTACGTCCGCATTGACAGTGTGGGCGGTGGAACTGGCGGCGTTGACACGTTCGAATGGTCAACCGACAACTTCTCGACAACCGAAGCAACTGGTGTCGACATCGGCACCTCGCCAACTTCCTTGTCTGACGGTATCAGTATCGAATTTGTTGCCACGACCGGTCACACTTCCGGCGCCACGTGGTCCGGCACCGCGTCTCCAGTCAATATCGACTTGGGAATCGCCGGTAACTACAACGACGGCACCTACGCCCATACTGGTTTCTTCCGTGACACCACTGACGGCTACTGGAAGATTTTCGACGGTTACACCCCCGAGGTGGACGGCGACGTAAATACCGGTCATGCCTCGTTCAACCTTGCCGACATGCAAGCCGCCAACTTCCGTGGAGATCTCGTTGGCAACGCCGACACTGCGACTGCTCTCGAAACCGGACGCACGATCTCGATCAGTGGCGATGTTGCTGGATCGGTCACCTTCGACGGTACCGCTAACGTTGATATCGCGGCGACCATCCAAGCCAACTCGGTCGCTCTTGGCACAGACACAACTGGCGATTATGTGCAAAATCTTGTCGCCGGCACCGGTGTCACGCTGTCGTCCACTACTGGGGAAAGCGACACGCCAACCGTTTCCATCGGTCAGGCAGTTGCAACATCTGACGATGTCACCTTCAACACGGTGACTCTTGGAACCGCCCCCACCCAAGACAGTCATGCGGTCACAAAGTCGTACGTTGACAACATTGCGTCTGGCATTGATTGGCATGAAGCAGCCGATCTAGGTACTGCCGCAGCCCTGCCAAACAGCCCGACCTACAGCAATGGAACATCTGGGGTTGGGGCAACCCTCACTGCCGGCTCACAAGCCCGCCTCGTTGTTGATGGCACGAACGCAACTGCGGGAGATCGTATTCTCGTCAAGAATCAGGCGACCGCCTACGAAAACGGCATTTACGTTGTCACCACACAAGGCGCTTCCGGCGTGGCGGCGTGGGTTCTTACGCGAGTTGCCGACTTTGACGGCGGCGATACGGGCGAGGTTGTTCCCGGTGAAGCCGTTCTTGTCCTTGGTGGGGCAACGAATGCTCGTCAGGGTTTTGTTGTCACATCGACTTCTGATCCTCACACCATCGGCACGGACGCGATTACGTTCACCCAGTTCACTGGAACCCAAGCATTCACGGCAGGCGCCGGTCTCACTCAGACTGGCAACACGCTCAATATCGAAACTGCCGACACGGGCCGCATTGTCGTCAATGCTGACACCATCGATCTCGGATCTGTCGCCGTTGGCAGCACAACGGGATCGAATACGTCTGATTTTGTTTCGTCAATCACAACCGACGCATACGGTCGCGTAACTTCTGTTGAAACGTCGAATGTCGGCCAGTCCCTGATCACGACTGCCGATGTTACTTTCAACACGGTCGCTGCCGACCTGACGGGTGACGTTACCGGCAACGCCGATACGGCTTCCGCTCTCGCCACGGCTCGAACGATTCAGATTTCTGGCGATGTTGCTGGCACGGCGACGTTTGATGGTTCCGCAGATATCAACATTTCGACGACCATTCAGGCCGATTCGATTGCGCTGGGCACGGACACCACTGGCGATTACGTGCAGTCACTCGTTGCGGGAACTGGCGTAACTCTTGCCGACAATACTGGCGAGACCGCGACCCCGACGATCTCTATTGGTCAGTCTGTCGCTACAACCGACAACGTTACGTTTGCTGACGCAACGCTTGATTCGATCAAACTGACTACCGGTGGAACCGATGCCGTTATCGATTGGGTTACGGATTCTGTCCGCTTGTCCAACGATGGGACCAACTACTACCAGATTTTGACGGTCAACGATACGTTCGGTGATCTTTCCGACGTCGACATGTCATCCCTCGCTCCGTCAACTGGCGACATCGCGTACTTCGACGGATCCAACTGGGTTCCGTATCCGTTGACCATTCAGAACGCAGGGAACGTTTCTACGTCAAGTGAGGCGTCCGGCGACATCCTGCTCTACAACGGAACGGACTACGCGAACACCCCGCACACGGTTGCGAACATCACGGATGTCTCGATTACCGCTGCTGCGTCCGGCGACATTTTGCTGCACAACGGCACAGACTGGGTCGACACAGAGCACACCCTTGGGAATATCACCAACGTCACCTTGACTTCTGAGACGGACGGCGAGTTCCTGAAGTACAACGGCACCGCTTGGGTTAATGCCTCCATCCCGGAGATCAACACCCTCAACGATGTCGGCAACGTGACAATCACGTCGGTTGCTTCAGGCGAATTCCTCAAGTGGGACGGCTCTGCGTGGGTCAACGCGTCAATCCCTGAAATCAATACGTTGAACGATGTTGGCAACGTCACAATTACGAGTGCCACATCGGGTGAGGTTCTTCAGTGGGACGGCACGGCATGGATCAACACGGATCTTCTTGCGAGCCCATCGCTTACCGGCACGCCGACCGCTCCTACTGCGGCGACGACGACGAATACAACTCAGGTTGCTACGACGGCGTTTGTCCAGCAGGAAATCGCTGCTCTGGTCGACTCGGCACCCGGAACCCTTGACACGTTGAACGAGTTGGCCGCTGCTCTCGGCGACGACGCCAACTTCTCGACGACAGTCACTAACTCGCTTGCGCTGAAGGCGCCACTGGCTTCACCGACGTTCACGGGAACGGTGACCCTGCCGTCTGGCACGAACGTTACCGCTGGCATCGTGTCGTCTACTGGTAACAGGACGTTGGCACTCACCGATGCTGCTGATGTTGTGATGATGAACTCAACCTCGGCCCTGACAGTTACCGTGCCAACAAATGCTGCGGTTCCATTCCCGGTGGGTACGAGCATCACGATCGTTCGCCAAAACACTGGCGATGTCACGGTTTCGCAGTCGTCAGGAGTCACAGTAAATGCTGCCGTGGGTAAAAAAGCCCGCGCCCGTTACTCTGCTATAGTTTTGACCAAGTACGCAACCGACACATGGCTGTTGACGGGTGACCAGAAGGCGTGATAATCGATGATTAACAGGATAGGCGATCTTCCAAAAGGCGATTTCACGTTCACTGATAACAGCAGCGCCTCTGCTCAGCGAGATGCGGTTGCTGCCCTCGGTTTTACAAACGTTTCTTGGACAGCCAATACAGCGAATACGACGAACGCTGGCCTCGTTGGGTCCGCGCATCAGGTTGTTGTCGACGGTACCGCATATACTGCAACTACATCGTTCACTGGTCTCCATTATGCGACTTCGATCGAGTTCCGTGCTTTCGGCCCGTTTTTCCCGCCGCACTTCCCGCCCCACTTCCCGCCCCACTTCCCACCGTTTTTCCCGCCATTTTTCCCACCTCACTTCCCGCCGTTCTTCCCTCCGTTCTTCCCGCCTCACTTCCCTCCGTTCTTCCCGCCGTTCTTCCCACCGCACTTCCCGCCGTTCTTCCCACCGTTCTTCCCACCTCACTTCCCTCCCTTCTTCCCACCGTGGTTCCCACCGCACTTCCCGCCGCACTTCCCACCACATTTCCCGCCGCACTTCCCACCATTCTTCCCGCCGCATTTCCCACCACACTTCCCGCCGCACTTCCCACCATTCTTCCCACCGCACTTCCCGCCGCACTTCCCGCCGTTCTTCCCTCCCCGATTCAAGTAGGGGAGGGAGACGGTGCCCCCATTGGTAAAAAAGTATTGGGGGCCGGTCGAGATTGATAAAGGCAGTCGAAGAACTGGCGCGATCGGTTGGGCTTTGCTAGTCATATACATAGTGTGTTATGACGTATACGCGATTAGAACCAAGCACGTCGAAACGTTGACTCGTGCCTACTGGCGTGGGTCTGCCAGCCGACGCGGCTCTCTTCTCGTTCATCTGCTTTGGGGTATCGCCACCTTCCATCTTGTTGCTGAGCATCGAGTAAGAAAAGCGATTTACAAGCGACTCTAAGATGTGCTAAAGTCGCATCACTATGGAGGAGCCCGAGAAATCTCTTATCGAGCCGGGCCATTTCGGAACAGGCGTAGAAAACATCGTCATCATTGAAGACTTTGTCGAGCCCGACGATCTGGCGAAAATTCAAGCCTTCTTCCCGACTATCAACGAATGGGAAAACCCGAAGGCTGATGAGTACAACGAAGACGGCACTTGCATTTATGACGCCTCGTATTGGTGGGATCGCATGTGCAGCGGTGAAATTTTGAAACGAATTGGTCCAGAGATATATGATCTTGTGGATAAATACGTTTACAAAATGCAAGACGTTCTTGAACAAAAGTTCAACGTCCAGTTGTATTCACGCTCGCCAGTTCTTATTCGATGGTTGCCGGGGAACGAGCAGCAACCACACGCAGACAAGCAACTCAACGATGGTACGCCAAACCCGTTCCCGACATACGACATCAATTCGATCATTTACTGGAATGACGAATTCGAAGGCGGCCAGTTTTATTATCCGGAATTTGATATCGAACTTGATATCAAACCGGGCCTTGCGGTTGCTCACCCGGGCGACGTACACTACCTGCACGGCGTAAAGCAGATCATTTCTGGTGAGCGCTGGACAACACCATCCTTTTACACAATTACCGACCTGAACTGAGGAACAATGCGAGTTGCTGGAACTCTCGGCACATCAACTGACGGAATCATCCTGTACAAGGACGTGTGGCCCAAGGACTCTGATTTTGTCGGACGCCTCGAACGAGGCCTTGAAGGAAGCGCCACCGACTACTTCACATGGAAGCAGGCAATGGTCGGTGACAACGAGATCATGAAGGATTACCGTGACTGCTTCGATTTCAAGTTGCGGCAGGGCGACATGCCAGTTCCCGACGAGTTCTCAGATCTCGGCAAGGTTTACGAAGAGGTGATTGCCGGTGTACGTGCGTGCGTAAAGCACTATTCGTCGCTTTTCAATCTTTCGCTCGACTACGAGGAAGCAACCAACTTCGTAAAATATGGTCCGGGCCAACACTTCTCGGTCCACCCCGACTCTGGATTCTCCTACTCGTGTGCGGTGTCCGCCATCGGCTACATCAACGACGATTACGAAGGCGGCGAATACATGATGCCGTACAAAAATCTCAAGTTCAAGCCAGAATTCGGTGACGTCATCGTTCATCCGAGTGACTTCATCTACGCTCACGCGTCACTCCCTGTTTCGTCCGGAACTAAATACTCCGCTGTGACGATGTACGACTACAACGATCGCAACCACCAAGAGCACGGCGGCTCGGGAGGTTACGCATCAGCGGGAATGCCCGGACTCGGGCTACCTGATGCGAACTCGCAAGTCACCATGCTTGGCGCGTGATATGGAAGTTACGCTCACCCGAAGCCATCAGAATCCTCCAGAAATTCGACAGGCGTCCGTGCGTCGAGACTGGATGGATGAAACATACAAGAAGCACGCGTACAAGTGCCTTCCGTTGACTGAGGCCAACGTCAATGGCTGGGAAGTTCTTCTGCAGCACGACGTTGTCGTCCAGTATGACGGGGGCCCAACTGTTCCGCGAATTCTGGAAGGCCATACCAAGACGTTCGAGATTGACGGGCACTCATACGAACGCGACATCGTCATGCCGAGCATCGTCGGCATTATGTCGTTTTGTGTCGGCTGGAAGTTCGCGACACCTCCGGGAGTCGCAACATGGATTACCGGATCCCCCAACTATTTCGTTGATGGTGCCGTACCCCTGACTGGACATATTCCTTCGGATTGGTGGCCTGATGAGTTCAACATGAACTGGAAGATCACCAAAATCGGCGAGCCTGTAGTGTTCCCAGCGGGAATGCCTTTCATGTTTTTCCAGTTCTATGACACAAGTCTCATGCCTAGTGTCGAGTTCAATGTGAACAACATGTGGGATGATGACCAAAAGGAATTAAACGACGCCCGTATGAGATACAGCGTCGCTAAAAGAGAAAAATTGGTCAACGAACCATGGACATGGATGGGTGGGATCCGTACCGGTTTGGACGAAGAAGGAAACCGTATCGGTCCTGAATTTTCAGGACACCCAAAACTAAAGGAGCCATCATGAAAGGCGTCGGCGGGATCGCAGTCGGTCTTCGACTAGGAAACCTCGGATTCAAAATCAAGGGCGTAACCGCTCAACAGGTGCTCGCTGAACCCGAGTACTTCAAGGAAATCTTGAAGAAGAACAAGATGATTGGTTTCATCGGGATGCACCCGACCAACGAGGAACATGCCGCGCTGGTTCACGCCCTTTACGACGGCGAGTACAAACCTGACGAGCATGACCATGGCTACTACCAGCGTGGCCTTCTCAAAGATCAGTGGCACGAAACAATCAAAGACGTTGAAAACAAAGAAGACCCAGAGTGGTTTCTTCGTTGCAACTGGCATGTCGACAACCCGTTTTTCGACGAACCACCTAGCCTCATTTCTATCCACATGACGACTTACAATGTGGAACAAGGTTACGGCAATACTTTCTGGGTCAGCCTGCGGAATCTTTTCGACGAGTGCCCTGCCGAATTGCGGGAGCATTTGAAAACGGCCCGATTCCGTGGTGAGACTGGCAGCGAAGAGCACGATGTCAAATCTCATCCTGCTCTCCGCACGCACCCGGATACTGGCGAAACAATGCTGTATTGGACCGGGCCGGGGACCATTCTCGAAGGCGAAGAAACGCCTTGGTTCCAAGACCTTCGTAAATATGTAGAGGACTACTGCGCCGAGCCACGGAACCGCTACCAGTGGGATTGGGAAGTTGGCGATGTTGTCATTTGGGATAACCGCGCCGTGATGCATGGTTTCTATCCCGGCTGGGAACGCAAAGACCGCATCTTCCAGCGAGTCGAAGCGGGTACCGACCAGCCGTTCTATGACCCCGAATATCGTGCTGAAATCAACGAAAACTTCGGTGATGTTCTTGCCGATGAGGATCATCAACGAGACACCAGCATGGGGCCGAACCCGGACCACATCCCTCTCGTTTTCACCAAAGGTTTTTACGCTCTTGAGGGTCTAGAGGAGTACTACCAAAAGGTGGTTATGTTCACCATCGAAGACGAAGATGGGAACGCTCGCTCGCTATTGCAGGAACTTGAAAATCAAGTAGACGACGACGAGTTCTTTATCTACCGGGTTCCGCACGATGAGAACAACAGGATTTTCGCAAACCTGAAGCGTTATCGGGATCACATCATGCCCGATTACCCGATGGCTGGCTGCTCCTTTGTCTGCAACAGGAATGGTGACTTTCACCTGTTCCTCGAACCGGACAGGAATCTGCTGGAAAACGACAACCCTGATCCACTTAGGTGCATCCCGAACCAGATCCGTGGTTTCCTTGAGTGGCACCCAGATATGCGACACGCGGGCCATGCTTGGCACTACCCGGATTGGTTCCCGCATCAGCCTCTGCAGTACAGGCCGTGGAGTTACCACAACTGCTCGTTTATGCAGTATTACAAGTCGGACGGCAATCATCCTCCGGAAGACTTCGTGGTTCAATTCGCGATCGACTCGCTGTACGGCTGCTTCAACGGGCTGAAAGACAACGAGGATCGTCTTCGTGTAATCTCTCGGGTACACGATTACATCGGATACATGCTCGAACTTAATGAGCACGAAAACGACAGGTAGGTAGAGAAATGTCGGTCGACGAGACCCAAACCGAAGCACCGCCAAAAGGGGTTCACCTAGGCGGCGGCATCGTTATGTACGAAAACGCTTTCGATCTCGACTGGGATTGGATGCGAGAATTTTGCCAAAACACTCTGCGTGAGGAACGTGAGACTTCGTACACTCCGGGGGTCGACCCGATTACAGGACAAGAGGGCTACATCAACCGGAGCAAGTTTTTCTTCGAAAAAGACACTTTGGATGAGATGCCTTGGCGGGGAAGTTTGGTCCACCAAAACCCTGACCCCAAAGTGATCGAAACTCTCGATTACATCGAGTCGCGCCGAGATCTGTGTCTCCTTGATTACCTCAATCAGTTCCCCATGGCAGGGAAAACCATTTGGTGGAAGATTCGTGGACACATTGTCGCTTACCCTAAAGGCGCGTTTCTGGGCACGCACTCGGATGTGAGTACCGATTACGAGTACGGCAAGCCTCATCCTCGCGATCAGTTGGCCACACGCTCATCCGTGAGCGTTGTTGCTTACATCAACGACTGGGTCGAAACAGAGGACGAACTTGACGGAACAAACTTCACGGGTGGCGAACACAGTTTTGCCTACTACGACATCAGCATCAAACCCAAGCGTGGGAATATGATCTTCTTTCCAGCCAACTACCTTGCTGCTCACGAAGTAAAGCCGGTTACTGGGGGATGGAGGTACTCCTACTTGGGTTGGTACTGTCAGGGTTCGCCAAATGGCCAGTATTTGGAAGCAGTTGCCGACCCCGTGACTGAACCAGAAACAGCAAAAATTGCCTCGAACGTCTACATGACGGAGGGGTACTCGATTCTTCCCCCGATTGGATTCAACTGAAATGATTGAAGCAAAAACCACTATTGGCATCTGTTCTGTTGGTCGCATGGGCGCAACGCTCGCCTACAGTTTGAAAGATCAAGGCCACCGCCTTGTCACCTTCGCCGCTGACCGCTCTGATGAAACCAAGGCTCGCGCCGAAGAGCATGGTGTAGAACAACTCGATTCAATGGCCGAAGTTATGGAAACGTCCGACTACATCTTCGTGATCACCAACGGTGACGGTGCTGAAAACATTTGCAAAGAATTGACAAATGGGAAGTACCAAGGCTGCGTAATTGAATCGAACGGCCTATGGGGTTTGGAATCAGAGGAAGAATTCCGTGGTCGTTACATCGATGCTGGCGTTTCCTATGTGGATGCTTCGCTCTACGGGTGGCCCCACCCCGGACGTGATGGGTACACGAACGAACACACCATCTACCTTTCGGGCGAAAGGGCCAAGGAAGTCGCCGAACTGTTTGGCGACAGCGGCTACTGGAATATTGAAATCACCGATGAAGGCGATGAACCTGAGCACGCCAAGGCGTTCCGTCGATACCGCAACGATCGCGAGCGCGCAGAGAACGAGGCCCGAGGTCACCCTGTATGAAATCGATCCTTCATGGCTACGGGGTCATGGAGTTCCAAGATGTCGTCGAGATCGACCCAGATTTTTTTGATGGCTGGCTGGAACGCCGTAAGGCTAATGAGCCGAGCGACTATATTCTGCAGGATGACGGTACCTACCTCAACCGAGGCGGTTACCGCTTTACCGCAGAACAGGTAAACGAATCTCCAAGCCGCATCTTGCGTCTTGAAGAAAACGCCTCACAGGAAGATATTGATTTTTATCAGTCCGTGTACAACGGAATGGGCGAATGCATCAAGGTTTACTGCCAGCACTTTCCAGAGGTTGAGCCATGCATCTGGTGGAGGGCTCATCCGCATGTCGCTACCTATGCCGTAACCGGAAACATGGGTTTCCATCATGACAACCTCATCGGTGACGGTAAAGAAAGCAATAACGCCATTTTTACTGTGCTGACAGGATCTTTGATTTTGAAAGATCGCTGCGAAGGCGGGAACCTACTGTTCAAGTATGCCGGACTAGATATTGCCCCCAAAGCGGGAAGTGCCTTTATCTACTCGGCAGGATATTTGGGCACCCATGCCGTAGAGCCTGTCACATCAGGCGAGCGTGTCTCGTACCTTGAATTCTTCGGGCACGGCCCGCAAGAAGGTTCAACAGAATTTGCTTGGCGTTAACGCCTAACAGGGATCGGCCAAGTCTCTCCGTACTCAAGTTTCTCGCCAGTCGGAGGACCCTCAGTTGAGCGCTCCTGATTGTGGACAGTTGCGGCGTCAAGTCCGACAGCCCGACTGTTCTCGCTTGAGAAATGTGAATATTCGGACTGCATGAACCGCGCGGTGTCCTGATACAAGAACGGCATCCACACTGGACACAGCCAGTCGACGCTCTCGTTCGGCTCTTTCACTTCGTACTTGTGAAGACCACCGTGGCCGTACTGAGCCAAATAGGTGTAACGCTCGCCGGAAGTAACTGGGGCAACCCCATGGGTTCCCATGTAGTTCGCCGGGAAGAAAATCATGTCGCCACGCTTCGGCTTGACACTAATGTCGAGATACGGGAAGTGCATCTCTCCGCCCTCGTACTCCTCGTTGAGATACACCAAACAGTTGGTCACCTGATACATCGCAATCTCGCGGCCAGACAGGTGGCGCTGCCCATCGATGATCAGCGAGTTGGTGTCGTTGTCGTTGTGAATCCCAAGTGATGCTCCGGGCAGGTACTTGAGGCAATGGCCTCGGGCTCTCCACCACAACTGGTTCACGACGAGCGGGTACAGGTCGACGTATCGACAGAGCGCGAAGTACATCGTCTCTTCGAAATTTTCGAAAATCTCTCGAATGTTCTCTGGCGTTGTGGGATTGACCGGCTCTGGCATTCCCATTCCGCCGACCCGCATCGGGAGGGCTAGGAGGTCGTCCATTGAGACGATTTTCCCGTCGAAGGTTTCGCCATGGAGCATGTTGCCTTCGTCATCTTTGATGATTTCCAGACCGCATGAAGGAACGTACGACATCATGTCGATGTAGGGCAGCAAAACGTCCGAGTCGAAATCAACTGCTCCGTGGAAATGCACGACACCACCGGGGTGATTCGTGTATTCGAGATCGGCGATCAGTTTGAAATCGCTGTCAGTCAACTTGTGGTAGGCGTGCTTGATGTTGTCTTCGGGTCCGTATAGCCGAGCCATTTTCGTTCCTTAGTTTGTGGGTAGTTTGCGAGCGATAACCAATCCGTTTTGGAAGGCCACATGACGAGAATACACGTTTTCTTTGCTCGCAATGTAACGGCTCTGGTCTGCCCAAAACGATTGATGAACCGTGAGGTCATCGAGATACATTCCGGTTCCATGCGCCATGCCGCGACCCATGAAAAGACCACCGGGTTTTAGGCAGTCAAACAATTTGTCAATGATTGTTTCGGTGCAGTTGACGAACTGGTGTACGCCGAGGCGAATGACGTCGAACATCTCGCCGAGCGATCCGTCCATGATTTCCTGATACGTGACCTGACCGTAAACAAGGTCTTCGTAATCCGGATAGTCGGCAGACGTCTCAAGCGTTTTTTCGAAAATTCTTGCTTCTACCTCGTTGAGGATGTACGTCTGC